TCTTCTTCTTTTTCTTTTTCTTCTTACGCTTAATTAAGCCTCTTCTAGTAACAATTCCACCAAAAATAGAAGTAGGTAATCTAAAATCACCTGGCGCGTATATGTCCGTACCAGTTGTACCAGACGCAGAACCTGTAGTGTACATATTAGGAGAATCACCTAATGCGCCACCTGGACCTGCAGTATTACCACTGGTCGATACGTAATTAGGACCATCTTCATTTAATGATTTTCGAAAATATTTTTTGTACATGTTGATTTATATCTAATTATATTTATAATTGTTTATGGAGTTGTTGGAAAGATATAAAAAAGATATTGAAGAAGATCTTAAGATTGACGAGTTTAACATAAAAGAAGCTTCTCTAAAATCACCAGGACGTAAACACTTCTGGGTCAGTAAACTAATTTACCATAAACGTTCTCTATTAAAGCTTGAAGCTGAAAGAGACGAACTTAAAAGAAAGATTGTAAAAGAATTACAATTTCAATCACCAGTTAAACTATCTACACCTGTTTTAGAAAAAACATCAGACACCTCAGCTGTAATAAAACTGATGGACGTAAAAATTAGTGAAGAAAAACTTATTATAGAGTTTCTAGAAAAGACAGAAAAAATATTTTCATCGTTAACATATGATATTAAAAATATTGTTGAAATTATGAAATTAGAGCAAATGTAATGATCACTTTTGAGTACTTTCCTAACAAAAAACAATGCAGAATTATTTCTGATAAATTTCAAGAAATAAGAGAACATTTCAGTGTAAAAAACACAAACGCATTTTTTATGAGACGGTCAGGTAGATTTTTTGCACCTGAAAGAACGTACTGCATTACACCTACCGGTCTTTTTGAACCAGGATTATTTTACGATATTTTAAGGTATGTAAAAGATGTGTACCCTAACGAAGAAATTGAAGTAAAAGATGGTGTTAAACAAGCAGTCAAACCATCACTTCAATGTGAAATATATGATGATTTTACATTAAAATTAAGAGATTATCAAAAGGAAATAGTTCAACAATCGTTTTTATTTGGAAGAGGAATTATTAAATTAGGAACTGGAGGAGGAAAAACGTTAACGATTGCATCAATTTTATCATCTATTTTTGTTGCAAATAAAGGAAAAATGAAATGTCTTTTGATTGTTCCTGATTTAACTCTGGTGGATCAAACGTATTCCGATTTTGAAACATATAAAGTTCCTTACAAAACCACTAAATGGACTGGAAGTATTTCACCCGATTTCACTAGCAACGTAATTATTGCAAATTTAGGCATTTTACAAAGCAGATTTAGTGAAGAAAAATGGTTAGAAAACGTAGATGTGCTTGTAGTTGATGAATGTCATAAACTCAAAAAGGGTAATAAAGTCAATAAACTTATAAGTTCCATTAAAACTTCCAATAAATTTGGGTTAACAGGCACACTTCCAGATAATAAAGTTGATGAATGGAATATTGTCGGTAAAATCGGCAACGTTTTTTATGATAAAAACAGTTATGAACTCAGAACAGAAAAATATCTCACGAATGCAGAGATAAAAATCTTAAAAATATCATATAAAGACAAAGTACAATACAGTAATTCAACGAATAAATTTAAAACTGAGCTAGATTTTCTTTATAATAACACTTTTAGAAACAATATTATCAAAGCTGTTAGTGAAAAATGCAGTAATAACGTTTTAATTCTAGTTAATCATATAGCTCACGGGTTAGCACTACATAGTCACCTATCGTCCACACTTAAAGACCGTAAGGTTTATTTTATTCGTGGTGAAGTTGATGTTGATGAACGGTCAAGAGTTATTAAAGAAATGGAAGAAAACAATAACATAGTATGTGTAGCTATTAGTGCTATTTTTTCTACTGGTGTTAATATTAAAAATTTACATATGATTGTATTTGCTTCTGGTGGTAAAAGTTTTATACGTATCATCCAGTCAATCGGTAGAGGGTTACGTCTTAACCCTAACAAAGAAAAACTTGTTATTATAGATTTGGGTGACAATTTAAGATATAGTTTAGCTCACAGTACTAGGAGACAAGAAATTTATACACAAGAAAAAATACAATTTAAAGAAGCTGAAATAGTTGAAAAGCAATAACTTTAATATATAATTTTTATATATATGGCTAAAAGAGGACCTAAACCGAAGAAAACTGAATTTTATATTGACCCAGCCGTTTTTAAACAGCAATTAGTTGAGTACTACGGCAACGGTAGTAATGAAAGTGAAATAGCAATATCAATCAATAAGATTGCGCACGGTTTAAGTTATTCATCTAACTTTATTAATTACACTTATAAAGATGAAATGATTGGTGATGCTATTGTTAAGATGTTTACTGCTGTTAAAAATAAAAAGTTTGATATTAAATCCGAATATAATCCGTTCTCGTATTTCACCACGATTGCATTCCACGCTTTTATTAATAGAATTAAGAAAGAAAAGAAACATACAGAGGCTATTAACGAATATAAAAGTAGGTTTTATGAAGAAGAACTTACCGGTAACACCGATGCAAATATTTACGTTAAGCCGGACTCAGTAAGCGGCGAAGATTACATGTCTGATGGTGATTATTCTTAATGAGTAAAGTAGGCATATTTACAGATTTACATTTAGGTGTACATCAAAACTCAACGTTTTGGATAGATATAGCTTTGAATTGGGCTCATTGGTATAAGAAAGAATTACAAGACAAAAATATCAAAGATGTAATTTTTTGTGGTGATTTTTTTCATTATAGGGATGAAGTAAGTTTAGTTTCACTTAACGCCGCTAATACCATCTTAGATATTTTTAAAGACTTTAATCTTTATATGATTACTGGTAATCATGATTGCTACTATAAACAATCATCTGAAATTAATAGCTTATCGATTCTAAAGGGTAGAAAAAACGTACACGTTTATGATGAAATAACGGTATTAGATAACCTACCAACAGATAAAAAAATTGTATTATGTCCTTGGGGTACTAAAATTAAAGACATACCAGAAGCTGATATTGTATTTGGACATTTTGAATTACAAAACTTTAAATTTAATTCTTTTAAAGTTTGTGACCACGGAGATAATGTTGAAGATCTTTTAGAAAAATCATCTCTTATCTTTTCAGGACACTTTCATCTTAGAGATGAGAAAAAATTTGATAACAAAACTGTAGTGTATGCTGGTAATCCCTTTGAAATGGATTTCGGTGATGCATATCAAACAAAAGGTTATTATATTTTAGACTTAGACACTTTAAAATACGAATTTACAGAAAATAATATATCACCTAAGCATCTTAAAATTTACCTTTCAAAACTTATAAAGACAACAAATGTCGATAAAGAGTTTAACAAAATTTTACCTAACAACCTCGTAAAGGTAGTTGTTGATAAAAATATTAGCTCTGATCATTTAGAATTATTAGTAGGTAAGATGTCATCATTTAAACCAAATGATTTACATGTTGATTATGACGTAAATTATAACAAATTAAAATTTAACGACCAACTTTCTTTAGATTTGTCTGGAGTTGACATAGTAAAGGCAATTGAAGAGTTTGTTAACTTGTTAGATATTTCAAACAAAAAAGAAGTTGTAGATTATACTATTAGTTTATATAATAAATCCAAACTGTGAAGCAAGTTAATTTTCATAAACTCATAATTAAGAACTTTTTATCTATTGGTAATGAGCCTGTTATTATAGATTTCAGAAAAGGGCTACATATCATTACTGGTATTAATAAAGATAAAGAATACAGACGTAATGGTGTTGGTAAATCTACAATTGCTGATGCATTATACTTCGCTATTTTTGGATCAACAATTAGAGAAATTAAAAAAGAGTTTATTAGTAATAACCTTACAGACGGTATCTGTCAAGTTGAATTGCATTTCAATGTAAAATCTCCAAGAGGGGATGATGACTTTATTATTCAAAGATGTTTAAACCCATCAAGACTAACTGTTTATAAAAACGGTGATGATAAGACCCGGGATAGTATTGTGAACACAACTGAATATATTCAAGCTGTTTTATCATCGTCTCCAGAAATATTTCAAAACTGTGTTATCATGACAGTTAACAATACGTTACCTTTCATGGCTAAAAGTAAGACTGAAAAGCGTAAATTTATTGAACAGGTTTTCAACTTACAGATTTTTTCTCAAATGCTTTCGAACTTGAGAGAAGAAATTAACAATGTCAATAAAAATTTTGAGATTGAAAATACAAAATATACTGAAATTGAAAGATCTATTAATACGTACGAAGAACAAAAAACTTTACGTATAAAAGAACGCGAATCTAAAATTGAAACTTTTAATTCTAAAATTGAGTATAATAATAAAGAGATTAAAACACTTACAAAGGAATTAGATACAGGTGAAGACATAGATCTTAGTATCAAACAAACAGAGCTAGATACTGTTAGAAAGGGTTATGAAACAGTTGATGACAAGATTAAAAAAATTATCGTTGACATTACAGAATTAAATTCGTTTATCAGTCATAGAAAAGAACAGATCAAGAAAATTGGTACTGGTGAAAGTGTTTGTCCTACCTGTTTAAAACCGATCGATTTACATGACAGAGAATATATTGAAGATGAGAAGAAGAAAATCTTGCAAGAGATTACAGATAAAAACTCCACCAAACAAACAACTCAATCTCAATTAGACGATCTTAATGATAAAAGTGCTAAACTCAAAAAATACATTAATAAGATTAATGATGAACTAAACGTTTTAAAGGTTAGAATCGAAAATAGAAAAGTTCTTAATAAAAGAATACAGAACCTAATAGATTTAAATAACGATTTAAAAGAGAACATACAGCATTTAAATGAGCATAGTGATTCGTTTAACGATGTTATATCACAAACAAAAGAACGATTAGAATCATCAAAAAATGAGATAGATGGTCTCAAAAAGGTTATCAATTTGCTTGACGTTGTAAAGTTTGTTGTAAGTGAAGAAGGTGTTAAGAGTTATATTGTTAAAAAAATCTTGCAAAACTTTAACGGTAAATTAGCTCATTATCTTAAAAAGCTTGACAGTAACAGTATTTGTGTATTCAATGAATACTTCGAAGAAGAAATCTTAAATGAAAAGGGTAAGATTTGTGTTTATAATAATTTTTCTGGTGCTGAACGCAAAGCTATAGATTTAGCTTGTTTATTTTCATTTATGGATATTAGAAAGTCTCAAGGCGATGTTCATTATAACATTAGCATATACGATGAATTATTAGATAGTAGTCTTGATGAAAAGGGCGTTGAGTTAGTGCTTGATATACTAAAAGAAAGAAGTGAAAAATATAATGAATGTATTTTCATTATTAGTCACAGAAAAGAAAGTATTAAGTCGGCAACAGGTGATATTATTTTCTTAGAAAAATATAATGGTATTACTAAGCGTGTAAAGTACGTTGAATAATTTAGTAATTTTAATAAATCGTTATAATGCTAGCTTCAAATAATATACCTTTTCAGATTAAAACTGGATTACCTTTTGGATTAAATCAGCAACCAAAACCACCACCACCGCCGCAACCGAAAGAATTAAATCTACCAAGATTTTTAAATTACTATGCAGACTATAGCGGTTGCGGTCATTGGAGAATGATATGGCCAGAGCAGGTACTTAACGCACATACAAAGGCTGTTGTTCACGGTACAACAGTAATGAATTTAGACCCAAGATATTATGTAATGGCTAAGTCAGTGCGTATTCAAAGACAAGCAACAAAACAACAGCTTGAATTCGTTAAACATTTAAAAGAAATCTCTAAACAAAACGGTATGAGACTCATTTATGAGATTGATGACATTTGTTTTAAAGAAGATATCCCCGATTATAATAAGTACAAGCCAGCGTTTGAGAACCCTGAAATTAGAGAATCTTCACAAGCTATTATGAGTCTTTGTGATGAAATTACTGTAACGTGTAAGTTCATGAAAGATTATTATACTGAAAAAACCGGTAATAAAAACATTACAGTAATTCCAAATTTTATGCCCAAATTTTGGATGGGTAATTATTTTGATCTTAAGAAGAATATGGATAACTTGGACAAGTATAAAAAGAAACCAAGAATTTTATATGCAGGTTCAGGAGCACATTTTGACGTAGATAATAGAGTAAAACAGAAAGATGATTTTCATCATGTAGTTGAGATTATTCGTAAAACAGTCAACAAGTATCAATGGGTGTTTCTCGGGGCATTTCCATTGCCTTTAATGGATTTAATTAAAGGAGGTAAAATAGAATTTCATCACTGGAAGAGATTATATGATTACCCTGAATCTATTAGTAATTTAAATGTTAATATGATGGTTGCACCTTTACAGGATAATGTTTTTAACAAATCTAAGAGCGATTTAAAGTACATTGAAGCTTGTGCATACGGCTTACCAATCGCATGTCAAGATATAGTTACCTACGAAAATGCTCCTATTAAATTCAAAACCGGTGAAGAAATGATTGACCAAATTGATTTGACTCTAGGCGATGCAAACAAATATAAATCAATTTGTAAAAAAGGTAGACAATATGCTGATACAAGATGGTTAGAATCTGACAACAACATTGATTGTTACCTTGAAATGTATGGCACACCGTTTGGAGACCCTTCAAGAAAAAATTTA